CGGTCTGGAGCTGCCCTTCCCGCGTTCAGGTCGCGCATTGCTTCTGGGCCACCGACAGCAGCAACGGCTTGCGAGGTGGCTACACCCTCCCCGACCCGCAGCCGGGCGGTGTATTCGTCGGGAGCCAAACCCGTATGGAAGGTGGGCGGCGGCTGGGCTGCGATGGCGGCTACCTGGGCTGCGCCCGCGAGGCCGACAGCGGCGGCCGAGACGGGGGCCACCACGAGGTTGGCGGGGTATGGTACGGTCGCCATTGCGCTTTGAAAGGCATCCAAGGCGGCTAATCCAGCGGTCACCCCAGCCGAGGCAATGGCTGCTCCCTGGGCAATACGGAAGGCGGCCAGGGCTCCTTTCCGGCGGGCGGCCAGTCGTTCCTCCAGTTGCTCGCGCTCGGAGGCGGTGAGCTGGTCCCCCTGCTCCTCCAGGCGCTTCTGGAGGGCATCAGCCGCGCCACCGGCCAGATCGGAAAATTGACCCAGGGCGGAGGACACATCCGAGACCACACCGGCCGCCAGCTTGCTCTGGGCATCCCGTCGTTTCTCGATCTCCTCCCTTGCTTTGCGGGTGGCCTCCTGCTCCAGCGCGGCCACCTCGGCCTGATAGGTCCGCTCGATTTCCAGCCGGGCGGCGGCGGCGAGCTGCTCGGCCTGGTACATCGCGTCGATGGAGGCGGCGGCCGATTTGGCCCGCCCCTCCTCCAGGGCCACCTGCTCCAGAGCTGCATCCCTGGCGATGGCGACCCGATCCAGCTCGGAGGCGGCAGCGGCGCGCTGGCCGGCGGCGATGTCTTGGAGAGCGGCGATGGCCTCGCTGTGTGCGGTGGCGGCTTCCTTCAGTCTGTCAAGGTAGGAGCGGATAGCCTCGGCTCGCTGCTTCTCCGCCTCGGCTGCCAGCTTATCGGCGGCGGCCTTCCCCGTCGTAGCTTTGGCTGTGGCGATGGTGAGCCGGGCTACCTCGCTTTGCACGTCCGCCTGTTCCTGGGTAGCGGCGTTCAGCTTTGTCAGCTCGGACTTGGCATCTTCGATGCCGGAGCGCCAGCCGGTCACTGAGTCGAAGGCGTCGTCGATCTCCGCCGCCCACTTGCGAGCGCCCGCAGCGCCGAGGCCGGTGGAGTACGCGGCGACAATGGCAATCCCTCGCGCCAGGGACCGCTGAGAATTGGCCCATGCCTCGTTTGCGACAATCGTCTCGTATGCCTGTTTCCGCGCCTCTTTCTGCGCGTTCGCGTAGTCGAGGATTGCGCGCTGGGTGGCGCGTCGGACCGACAGCTCTCCGAGCCCCGCCTCGGTGAGTGCGCCGGTTGCGCGCGCGTTCGCGGCCTGGGCATCCTCCAGGGAGCGGTAGGCAGGCAGAAGGGAGGCGGCGATCTCCGCCTCCACCTTGCGGGTCTGGTTCAGCCTCTCCACATCCAGCGTCGCAACGCGGTAGGCGATGGATGCGGCAGCGATGGCTACGGCGGCCACGCCGACAGCGGCGCCTACAGCTCGGAGGGAGAGGCCGGAGTCCCGAGCTGCGGAGCCGATACCTTTGATGCCGTCGAACAAGTCGGAGACACCCCGCAGGGCGTTCCCGGCGGAGTCAGAGAGCAGGCCGAAGCCTGCGGAAAATTGGGAGGCGATGTCGCTGGAGTCGTCGGCAGAGGAGCGGAAGCTGGTGGCTACGTTATCGACAGACTTCTTGGCCTCCTCTGCTGCCTTTTTGGTGGCGGCTACACTGGCCTTGGCTGCCTTCTCCGCCGCTTTGTTGGCCTTGGCCAGCTCTGCCACCATCAGCTTGGCCTGATCGGCGGTGAGGCCCGGGATGCTGGCGAGCTGCTTGCGGAGGTCGGCAAGCTGCAGCTCTACGCCTATGCCGATGACTTCTTCAGTTGCCACGGGCAATCTCCTTTTTTACCTTGGCCAGCGAGCTTTTCACCCCAGCGCGGAAGGGGCGGCGGACCAGCTCCAGGAGCATGTAGCCCCCATCCGAGGCCAGCGGGTTGGGCTGGCGGACCCAATAGGCTTCCCCCGCCTTCATCCCAGCCGAGCGGCGCGCGTGGTATTCGGCGTCGGTGGCTGGCCTTTCGATGGTGGAGAGGGCACCGGGGCGGCGGACAAAGACCACAGAGGGCTTTCCGCCCTTGCCTACCCGGTCGTCAGTTGAGCCCACCTTGACCAGGGCAGAATTTTCCCGGATGTCCAGGGTGGAGACGATGCGCCCGCTTTTGCCGGTGCGCTCTTTCACCTGCTGATACCAGCGGGAGGAGGCCGAGCTTTGGACATCCTCCGCCACCTGGAGCAGCAGCTTCCCAGCTCCCCGGCTTGCGCGCTCCAGGACGCGCCGAACCATCCCCTCCAGGTCACCGGAGAGGTTCAGGGCAGCGCCACCACTGGTAAGGCGTAGGTTCATCCGAACTTTCTCCCGAAGTGAGCTTCAAGGATTCGCTTGGCTTCGTCCCTGGTTTGGGGGGCACCAGGAGCAGGAGGTGTGTTTGCTTTGGCTGGAGTCTCCTCCAGCCGCTTTACAGCGAGGATTGCCGCCCTGGTTTCCCGGTTTTGCCGGTAAAACCAGGAGCAATCCCCGGCCCCGTACTTCAGGGAGAGCTGGAGGGCGACACCGTCGAGGCGTCCCCTCCCTTGGAAAAATCCGCCTTGCTCGCTACCTCCTGCTCTGTCGGGCTGGCGAGGTCTCCGAGGATTGTGTAGCAGGGCGTAGCGGCTTCGGCGATCTCCTCTGCGGTGGCGCCTGCCTTGCGGAGCTGGCCATAGACCGCGCCGCCGTAGGCCAGCATGTCGTAGCCGTGGGCGGCCAGTGTTTCCCTGGTCAGGCCAGGACAGCACAGCGCCAGGGCGGAGGAGGCCACCCGCATCCCAGCGCCGGGCGGGGCGGCGTGGGCAGCGGATGCCCACTCTTCCGCCGAAGTAAAGCCGGAGCCACCAGAGGGCGGCTGGGGGGTGTAGGACTTTCCGAGGATGTGGACCCTGGACATTTCAGCTCCTATGCTGCGAGAACAATATCGGAATCGGCGAAGACGTAGGCTTCACCCTTGATAGTGAAGGTTCCGGGTACACCCTCGGAGAAGTCCACATCCGTGATGCGGCAGATCAGGAAGGTGGCGGTGCTGTCGGTCGTGCCGCCGAAGTTGGTACGCTCTGCGGTGTAAACCAGCTTCACACAGAATACTTCCGAGCCGCCTGCCGAGGTCGCCAGGGTGGAGGTGGCGCCGGCCCAGGTGCCCAGCTTGAAGCAGGCGTTTCCCGGATCGCCCACCATGCTGATAGCGTGGCAGGTGAAAGAGAAGGGGATAGGCCGGTTTTTTTCTTTTCGCATGGAGTAGGGGCGGCCACGGTCCATGAATACGACGGTATCCATAACTCCCTGATTCATGCCCGTGAAACTGAAGTTTCCTTCCTCATAGGTCACGGTAACAGTCAGCGGGGTGCCGGTAGCATCCGAGATGACCAGTTGCCCGTCGGTGGGAACGATAGGGACGGCAGCGAAAGCCATTATGCCTCCAGATCCAGGTAGTAGAGAGCTTCGAAGGTGGTGGTTACAAGCCGCCATTCCGGGCTTACAGACGCCCGGATAGACCGCTGATAGAGGAGGTTGAACTGGCAGGCGGCCACGATCCAGCCTGCGGACTCCCGCAGGTGGCGGATCAGGGTGGCCTCTGCGTCGAGGGATGCGTCGTAGCTGGCGATCTGCGGGGAGGCGGTGAGCCTCCAGGTGGACCGCACGATCACCTGAGGACGGATCAGCTCCTGGCGGCGCTGGCGGCCCTGGGAGACGGCGCTGGGGATGTCTACTGAATAGCAGCCATGGGCAACGCTGGAGGGATCCATGCCCAGGAGGTCAGGAGCGAAGCGGCTTTCGGCCCACTGTACGGGGCTGGTCAGCGTTAAGATGCGGGCGGCGATGGCCTGGCGGATGGCGGATTCGGTGGGCATCAGAGCCACCAGGAGCCGGCTGCGGCCAGGCTGGTCATGGGTTGGGCCGGGCGTCTTCCGCCGTCGGGGGTGCCGCTATCGTCGGTGCTGTAGTGGAGGGAGAGCTGGGAGAATGCGGCGCGCGCTTCCTTCGCATACATCGCCGCCAGCTCCGGCCAGCGGGAGCCGTCGCCAAAGCGGATAGCGAAGTCCGTAAAAACGAGCTTCAGGGTTAGGAAGGTGTGAACCTGCTTCAGATCCTCGGCCGAGGCGACCAGGTGGGGGATGGTCCCTTTCTGGCGGAGTTGGTGTAGCAGGTCTTCCCAGGCCACATCAATGTAGCCCTGAAAGGATGCCATGGACGGCGGCCGAATGTTCGCGAGATCCGAGTGGCGGGCGGTCAGATCGGAGTCGGTGATCACCGGGAAGAGGCGACGGCGGCAGAGAGCGGCCATCCGATCAAAGGTCTGGGTGTAGCCAGAGCCGGTGAGGGTCCACTCCACCCGCCAGCCTTCTTCCAGGGTCAGGCCGGTAAAGGGGCCAGCCAAATAGGTGGCCACTCCAGCCGATACGGTGACCGCAGCAGCGGAGACCACGGCGGCCCCGCTTGCGCGGTAAATGCTGACAGTCCCCGATACCACCGCCACCGATGCACCATCCCGGAAGAGGGCGCAGCGGATCGTCTGGGTGGAGTCCCTCTGGAGGAGTTCCGGCCCGGCGAAGGAAGCGGCGATGGGGGAGGAGGAGGACACGTCAGCTCCAGATCACGCGAAGGTGAGGGCGACGATGGTGGGGGTGCCGCCCGCATTGACCGGAATAACTTCCAGGTACATCGTGCCCGCAAAGGTGCCCGCCACATCGGTCACAGTAACGGTTGCTGCTCCGTTGCCGTCGGTGTCAATGATGATCGACGGGCGCGCGCCGGTAGAAACAGGGGTGCCCACTCCGGTCTCTGCCATGGTCCACGCGGCTACCAGGGCCTCCAGCATGGAGGCGTCGTAGAGGCGGCAGTGGAGGCGCTGTACGCGGGCCACGGGTCCGCTGTTGGCGCCCACCTGGATGGCGACGGCGATGGCGTTGCCGGATTCTGCGGCGGGGGTGAGGGCCACCTGCACCGGGACGCTGTTGGTGGCCGCCAGCCAGGTCAAATAGGCGTTGTAAGCCTGAACATCAGTGCCAATGACGAGGCCCAAGGTGGTGCGCTGGTTGCTGGCGGCGGCGTCGTCCAGCAGGGCAGCGCCCGCAGCGGTGCAGTCCAGCAGCTCGGCCGTGCCGGAGCCGGTGAAGCGGATGATCTTGTTGGCGGCGGAAGTGAGCCCGGCGATAGCGGCCAGCTCGGGATCGGCCAGGGTGATCGCACCCGAGGCGACCCAGGCGCCGGACACCCGCATGTAGAGCGTCGTCCCTGATGCGCCACCCGTCCGCAGGTAGATCGAGCCGTTGGGCTCGGCTGCGCTGGGAGCGCCGGAGCCGGAGCTGATGGTCGGGTCGGTCGCGAGGTCGGATGTGTTGGAGACGCGGACCACGATGCCATAGGCAGCCAGGGCGCGCTTCAGCTTTTGATAGATATGGGAGGATACAACGGCCATTTAGTCCTCGATCAGAGAAGAGTTTTCAGCGGGAGGGGCGGGAGGAGGAGCCGCAGCAGGAGCGGGGGGCTTGCCCTTCCCGGCCTTCGGAGGGGAAGGAGGCGGCGCGGTTTGGGCGGCCTGCTGTTCCCGGACAGAGCGGAGGCCATCCGAGAGGGAGGTCTGCTGTTCCTGGACAGAGCGGAGGCCATCCGAGAGGGAGGCCAGCATGTTGTTCAGGTTGGCCAGCCAGAGCGGGGGCTCGGTGGGCTGAAGGGTCACCACCTCCACAGGCGCGGCCTCGGGAGCAAAAGCGAGCTTCGGAGCGGGCTGCACAACGCAAGCGCGGGCGCGTTGCTCGTATTGCTCGGAGTGCGCGATAGAAATGGCGTGGTTTGGATTTACGCGCCGCTTCTGGGCGTTTTTCGTGTAGTCGTTCAGGAGGGCCTTGCGGATGGCATCGGAGATCGGGTTGACGATGCCCCGGCTGACCAGGGACTCTTTCCAGCTGATCCAGCCGTCCTGATCCCATTCCTTCTCCACCCGGCCGCCGCCGAGGTCGGAGAGCTTCCACCATGCTTCCAGGTGGGCGCTACCCTTGTGGCCCAGGTAGCGGACGCAGTAGGAGGGCCGAAGCTCTCCCCAGGCCCGTACCTGCTCTTCCGGGATTTGGATCCAGCCATCCGCCGCCTTCTGGGAAAGGGCAATGGATGGATCCCCGTGTACGGCCTGGCCTTCCCCGATCTGGAGAACGCCGGAGACGCCGGGCTGAAAGCGGAAAGCCACGACGACGGGCACAAGATGCCCCTCGCCATCGGAGCCGATGATCACCTCCCAGTTGGAGCGGTGGTGGAGGTACACAAAGCGGACCGAGGGATCCAGCTTTGGTAGTACCGTTTGCGTGCCGATGCCATTGGGGGCCTGGGGGGTGATCATCTGTGGACTCCTTTACTTTATTCCAGCGCGGTCATTTTTACACCGGCCGCGTCGATACCCTCGACGACACCGGCGTAGTAGTGGGTCACCAGGAAGCCGCGACCGAAGCGCGCTTCGCGGTCCTTCTCGACGGCCACGGCCCCGGCCTTCAAAACGATGTCGTCGGCCGATACGCCGAAGAGGTTCACGTCCTGCTCTGCGTAGCAGATCGCGCCCCGGCCGATCATCATGTTCAAGCGGTCAGATCCGGAGGCCGGGATCTTGTCCGAGGTGTAAAAGTCGATCCCATCATAGGTGCCCTGGAAGCCCGGCCCCTTCAGGATCTGCATGTTGGCCGCGGCGGGGCTCCACTGAGTCAGGCCGCCCCGGCTTTCCAGGTCGGCGGCCCAGTCAGCGAAGCAGCTGGGGTACATCACACAGAGGTAGGGCGGGGCTACCTTGCTGTTGATGAGCTTGCCCTTGGCTGCGATCACAACGTCGTGATCCATCTCCACGCCGGAGGCGCCCACGGTGTTGGTGGAGAACCCAGAGGCAAGGCCCGCGATCAGGGTGGTGAGGGCGGCCATTGCCTCCATGTACCCGGACTGCGCCAGGCGTTCGGGGGTCAGCACGCCGGTCGGATCGATGGAGGCGATCCAGTCGGTGACCGAGCGGGAGCCACCATAGCGGGCGATAGCAATGGTCTTCTGGGAGCCGGAGAGCGGGACGTTGGCGGCCTCGTTGCCCTCGGAGACGGCCGACAGGGTGTCGTAGCCGTCCAGGCCGAGGATCGGGAAGCTGAAGGATTTGGAGCCCGCGCCGAGCTTTCCGGCGCCGAAGCTGGACACGTCAATCAGGGCGGGGTGGCCTCGGAGGCTGGTGCGGTCGGCCAGCATCAGGAGGAGCAGTTTTGCGGCCACGGCGGCGACGATCAGATTCACGCCGCCAGAGGTTGAGGTAACTTCGTCGGCCATAGGGCCTCCTTACTTTTGGTTGAGGGCGGGGGCGTTGGTGATACCCGCAAGAGCGGGGTTTGAGGCGGCAATAGCTGCGGCGTTGGCCCTGAACTGGTCGAGGGTCATTGCGTCGATATTCTGTGCGCTGAACTGCGACCCGCCCGCAGCCATGTCCTTCGCTCCCTTGTTGGGATCGGGCAGGCCCGCAGGGGTGCGGGGCGGAGGAGGAGCAGCGGGGGCAGGAGCGCCGGCGGGCGGGAGGAAGGGCTTGAGGTGGGCGGGGAGGTCTGCCTGGGTGCGGAGGCTGGTGAGCCATTCGCCGATGGCGGGTTTTTCTTTTCCCTCGGGAGCCACCACATCCCCATGCTCCAGCTCAAAGATCCGGCGGACCTTGGGATCGGTGATCCCCTGGGCTGCGAAGGTCTGATCCAGCTCCCGCGTCTTGTACCCAGCGATCTGCTCCTCCAAGGCGGCTACCTTGCCAGCGGATGCCTCCATGGCGGTATACTTGGGCAGCAGCCCATCGTAGAGAGCCTGATACCTGGCGCCCGCTTTGGCCTGGTCCTGGAGGGCTTTGAGGTCTGCTTCGCTGATTTCTGGCATGGTGTGTCCCTACTGTGGAGGTGGGGGAGAAGTGTTGGGCTGGATCGCGTAGGCGGCGGGCTGGGTGCCTGCGACCACGCGGAAGCGTGCGTTTTCGGCTGCGATGCGCTCCAGGGCCGTGATGGCCTCGGAGCGGAGAAGGCCTGGATTTTCGTGGAGGTACGCATCCACGATTGACCAGCGGCCGGAAGCAACCATCTCGGACGCGTGCCGACGACGGGCATCCTGCTCCGAGGCAGAGAGGGGGATGGCCCGATAGCGGATCTGGTAGCTGGACTCTGGGAAGTCGGTCAGTCCTTCCAGGTTGGAGACGGCGGCGATCTTGCCAATCAGGTCCAGGTCGCTGGGCTCCAGCTCGCCAGCATATCGGCGCTGAGCTTCCCGGCGGCCCTCGTTGGAGAGGACCAGGGCCTCCGCGCTCATAGGGTTGCTGGAGTTCTCCACCAAGGCGCCGCCGCCGATACCGTCAAAGGTGGCGATAGCGGCGCGCATCTTGGCGATCACGCGGGCGATCATCTCGGGATCGGCGCCCGGTCCCCACTGGCCGATCTCAACGACAGAGCCGGGGGGGAGGTCTGGCTCGGAGGCGAGGTGGAGGAGGCCGGTGGGGTCGGTCGGTACCTCGGAGCGGCGGCCATCCTGCGAGATCGCGACGCCTTCGACGCGGGCATTCAGCGCGTAACGCTGGGGGAAAGCCGCCTTGAAAAGCGTGTGGTTCTGGTATGTGTACGCACAGGCCAGATCCAGGGTGCCATCCACCACCTCGATCCCCTCGTTGGGATCCCAGAGCTGCTCCCGACAACTGGCGTGGTAGAGGGAGTAGGGAAGGAAGGGGCGGCCGTCGGAGTAGCGGTAGGGGTAGCTGTCTCCCTCAAATGTGGCGCCCAACATCTCCAGGGTCAAATCCTGCTTCTGGTCCGCAGAGAGCACGCGAAAGAAGGGCGCGCCGTCAATGGAGTAGGCATCCCAGCACCAGCGGCCAGCTCGCCAGCGCAGCTCCTGGAGGGCTACCGGGGCGCCAGGGTTGCTCTGGTACGCCTGCCCGGTCACGGTATCCGGGCGGACAAGGCGGAGGACCGGGCGGCCCAGGACGGGACTCCAGGCCACATTAACCAGCATCTCCCGCAGCCCGATCAGCCGAGGCTGAAGGCGGCGGAGAAGCAGGTAGAGGCCGGTCTGGTCGAGGATGCCACCACGGCCCAGCAGGCCGGGGAACTCCCCGTTTGGGTGGGTAACCATCGGAGGCTCGACGTAGTTGCACGCGAGCTGATTGCAGAGGTTGCGGAAAGGGTTTTCCGCCAGACTCTTCCGGCCGATGATGGGGCGCCGGGTCAGGCCAAAGAGCTTGACAAGCGCGTCTTCCAGGTCGGTCTTCCAACGACCACACAGCATCCGCTCCCGACGACGGGACTCCTCCCAGCGCAGCGCATCGGCTGGGTCGGGAGGAGCGGGCGGGATGTCGTAGGAGGGTTCAGCCACACCGCAGCAATGCCCTGCTGTGGGGGCTTACACAATCCCCTAACTATGGGGCTTGCATTGCATTCAGATCCAGGGCAAGGCCCTTGTCCGAGGGGAAGCAGGTAAGCGCGACCAGAAGAATATCCTTGTGGTCCGCCAGCTCTTCGGACAGCGGCCAGTGGTCGGTAGTCCAGGGCTCAAAGGTCAGCCCCGCATCGTTGCGCACTACCTGCGCTTTGATGAAGCCCTCCCCTTCGGCCGGGATGAGGATCGCGGGGGTGCCCGTCCCCCACTCACTCATGGGATCGTAGGAGAACACAACCGCCCTGCATTGGGCGTTTTTGATCAGGGTCAGATCCCCGTCTCGGTATCGCACTTTGATCGCTTCGTACATGTCACGCTCCTATGTGAGAGAATGTAGGTCTATCCAGCTCTTTCTTATCGTACAGCGCCATGAGTGCATAGCGGGCGCTGTCGAAAGAATCTTTCAATTCGGAGGCTTCATCGCCCTTCCATTCCAAAACGCATCGACGGAAGCCTGCGGCCCGGACGTGCACCTTCAGGCGGCTGAGCTTGCCCAGGCCGTTGATGGTGGCAACGCCTCGACGCACCGAGCCCTTGGGCTTTTTGGCTGTTTGGATTTTGAGGCCGTTTGCCCTGGCCTCCTTCTCCGTGATGCGCAGCTCTGCGGCGAGCTGCTCCAGGAGGTCGCCATTAGATTTGGCCTCCCCGAAGTAGCTGGCACTGGTGGCCCGGTCACCGATCCATAGGTCCACTGCCTGATAGGGGATGCCCCACCGCTGCAGCATGGAGAGAATCCCACGCGCATCCTCTCGGGTTGTGGTCGCTGTGCCTGGCCGCCACTCATCCAGGATCCAGAAGTCCCCGGCCTGCTCGATCACCAGGGAGGCGGACTGGCGCCCGGGCCGGGTGCCGTGGTCGATGCCCACACCGATCCGGAA